TGATCTTGGGGATAGTGACTCGGATTTTGTCTCATCCTTACTGGAAACTTATGGTTGACATTAAATGTGGTTGGGTATATAATACACTTATGAACTTGAAAAACACCCGCAAACGCAGAACTGATCGTAATCAAGTCTTGTATTTTATTCAAGATGTAGTAACGGAAGAGACTTATATTGGTCTGACTGCTATGAGTTTCGCGGGAAATGTGCGTAAAACTTTGAACCGTCGTATGCAGAAACATATGCAACGGGCATTGACTGAGCAGAAGAATTGGGGTTTGTCTTGTGCATTGCGTGAGCGTGGTGCCGAGCGTTTTGTATTCGGCATGATTGAAATTGTGCGAGGCAAGCGTCCTGCACATGCTCGTGAAACTGAATTGATTAACACATTACAGCCAGCATTGAACACTTTTGGAGTTAAAGAATAATGCAATACATTCTCACGCAAGAAGAATACGATAAACTCAAGTCAGATCAAACACCGCGACTTGCTTTATCCAACAGTAAGCTACAAAAGTTGTGTACAAAAATCTGTGATGAGATGCCGATTGATCGTCCATGGAGCCAGGAAGATCCTAAGCCTTGGGGTTGCATTCTCAGTACTAGTGACTGGTACTGCGATTTGTGTCCGGTACAAAAGATTTGCCCCCACACTGCTAAAGAATGGAGCAAGTAATGAAAACAGAATTTGAAATGACATTGTTTGATGATGCGGAAACAGCAAAGAACTTGACCATGCTAAATCGTCTTGAAGCATTGTTTGATCATTCAAAGAACAGTTTGCCAGAAGAATACTTTTGGTTCAGCGACAATTTGCCAGTAGGTTCTCGGGTGAAAATTACATTTGAGGTTATAGAATGAAAACAGTATGGGTAATTTGTGAAACTGTGGACTTGGGCTATCACATGATCAAAGCCTACGATTCATACGACAAGGCGAATGCTGAGTTTGAACGAATGCAAGCCAAGGCCATTGTTGATAAAGTAACGGCATTGATGGTACACTGTGCCTACACATTGGAGTCAGCAACAAAGTATGCTAACAGTGTACAATACTATGAACTGAACAGTATTGAGGTGGAAGAATGAACAAACGAATTGAAAAGTTAGCTGTCATCTGGGCCAATCGTAGAGACAAAGATGAAAAGTTGGGCATCACATATACCTTTAGTGAACCAGCATTGGAAATGTTCACCGGACTGATTATTAAAGAATGTATGCGGCAGGTTGAAGAACAATATCTGCCTGTACTAGAAGATAAAGAAATGATGAAGGATACGCATTGGGATGGTTATGTCCAGTGTGGTGTTGATAGTTATGTGGCCATTAGAGAACATTTTTACGGAGAGGAAGAATGAACACGATTACTTGTCAATTTTGCGGTGACACTTATCCGGGCTTTGATGTTGCTCATGTCTGTAGTAAAGGTCCATATGCTTATAAAAAGCCCACACCAAGCGTTTCTGCTGATGTACTCAAAATGTGGGCTGATCCCAGATTTCAAATTCTATCAGAAGTTGATAAATTACTCACCGCTAGTAAAATGTGGGACGGTATGAATTGGTCCTATCATTCCATTCATCCGATTAAGTATCGCCCGGTGTCTGAAAAGGTTCGCCGAGCATTGTACGATCTTCAAATTGAATACGGAGTTGACGAATGATGGACTATAAATTTATTGGTTGGAACAAAGAAGATGGATCTGACAAAGTTTGGGGTGCTATCTATCTAGCAGATTTCTCCGTAAATTTTTGTCCTAATGTATTGATTTTCTGGGGTCGTAGAGGTAAGAAACTGCAAACTAAAATGGATCGTGACGGATGGGACTTAGATAAATTGGTCAGAGAAAAACAAAATAAAGGTTATCAATTGATCAAGGAGCATGAACTAAAAACTGTATATCCAGAATTTGAAAGTGATTTGGAAAAAACTACAATGTGGGCACTGCTTAAACTATGAACTCAGCACAGCGAAGAAAAAATAAACGGGAACATCCCTACTGTATTTCAATAAATATCAGTCATAATGAACAGCATTTTGATTATGTAGATAGAGTCAATCTTGCTATTGCGTGGTGTAAAAAGAAATCTACCAGTGGTTATGTTATTAAAACCGCAGCAAACCGATACCGCAGCGTTTTTAAATTCGCTGAAAGAAAAGATGCAGTATTTTTTGGATTGAAATTTTTATGAAAACTAAAGCAGAAATCATCAACAGCATGTGCTATACTTATAGACATGATTATGGGTTGCGTAAAGAACCAGATGATCCCACTTGGACAAGTGGTATGACAGAGCAGGATGCCATAATGCTTTACAAAACGATGGAACAGATATATAATAACGATATTGAACCTATTCTTGAACACTACAAAGGAAAATAAAATGAAACTAAGTACAGTAAACAATATATTTAAACATCAAATCTCCAATGGAGGTAAGTTTTGTTGGGCTTGTTATGGCCCTAATGCACGGAGTATAGATTATACCAGTGACTATGCACATGGTTATGTAGTTTTTGACACAGAAAATCATACTGTGTATTCAATAGAAGTTAGTCCAAACATGAACCGAGTGAACGATGATGAACCAAAGCCCTATCGTTGGCTTAATCCAGATCACCTAGATGTTTACTATTCCGAAGCTGAACAGCGCAAAATTGATCCTGATCAAGCATGGGATGATGTAAAGTGGATCGACTGCGATTTAGCAGAAGATTTTATTGAAAAGGCCACAGCTATGTTTAACGGTGACCCTTTTGATACTCGTATTTCAATCCCGATTGATTTAGACAGTGATACCATGTTGCAATTGGCAATGGAAGCACATAAGCGTGATATCACATTGAATAAGATGGTTGAAGTAATATTGCAGCAAGTAATTAACGAACATGAAGTTAATCGCACCTAATATACTCAAGTACATCAACCATGACTATTCAACAAACCCTTTTCGTTTTGTCGTTGAAGTTACAGCTTGGATGCTTAGTATCGGATGTGCGGTCACTATGGCGCTTACAGTACCGACTCCGCCTCTTATCATTTTGTACCCTATTTTTATTGCTCAATGTGTTATGTTTGGTTGTTGTGCGTATAGTCGTAAATCATTTGGCATGATTGCCAACTATGCTTTACTTGTAACTATTGATTGTGTTGGTCTTGCTCGTATGTTAATTAATTAAGGAAATATTATGAAAAAATCTCAAAAACTTGAATCTAAAATTGAATCTAGTAATCTTGAACACGGTTGGGTCAAGACAGGTGACAACTCTTGGGTTGCTACACTACAAGAAGATCCAGATACAGGTGACTTGATTTTACCATTGCCAGATGAAGTAATGGAATCAAATGGATTTGAAATTGGTGATGTGTTACAGTGGAAAGATAATAAAGACGGAACATTTAGTTTTGCCAAGAAAGCATCCGAGGAAACTGAGTGGGTGTTGGTTGAATGTGTAAGTACATTCCGTCAACGATATATGGTGGAAGTGCCCAGAGGTGAGACTATATGGGCATTAGATACAGTAACAATGAGTGAAGCTAAAGAATTCAGCCAAGAATTTCTTGGTGAGCAGATTGTTAGTCATCGTGTTGTTTCCAAGAAAGAAGCCTTGGCAATGTGCGACCAAGACAATGATTACATTAAAGACTGGAACAAAGAACAGAAAATGAAAAGTTTTTTCACCACATGGGAAGAACAACAAAATGGAAACACTTGAAATACTAACAACTCCGCAAAACCCAACCAAAGATTGGGGTGACAAAGAATGGAACAAGTTTGCCAAATGGTTGAATGGTATGCTTAAGATAAATGAAAGTACCACAGTTACATTCACTAAGCAGGATGGAACTGAACGGGTGATGAACTGTACATTGAAACCTGAATTGCTTCCTGTAGTTGAAACAAACCCATTAGCAGAAGGGAAGCAACCTCGCAAAGAATCAACCACTAGTATTCGTGTGTTTGATAATGACTTAAAAGAATGGCGTAGCTTTACTACAAAAAACGTCACTAGGGTTGAATTTACTATCTAACTATCTAACTATATATGAACTATACTTACGAGCCCGAAAGCCTAGAATTTGCAACCCAATATTTTTTGGGTAATACTAAAGCATTTAATGCTGAATCTAAAATTTGCAAGAATCTATTCTTAAATCATGCATCTGATAATAATTCTTCAACTTTACGTGAGTTAATTACCATAAATTATTTAGGTTATCAATCATTTTCAGAAAAACATGGTGCCGATGGAATAGATACTAACACAGGACGACTAAAAGAAGTAAAGCCTAGATATTTAAAGGAAGGTCAAAAAATGAATACCCATAGTGGAAACTTTAATGACATGACATTTAAATTATTAGAAAAGAAAAAAGACTATGATATGGTTTGTAGTTTGTTTTATCACTCTCATTTGATTTATATTGTAGAATTTCCTATATCAGTTATTTTTGAACATTTAAAAGAACAATTATGTAACCAAATAGAAAAGGGAACTAATCGCAAAGTACTTCATTTTGGTTATAGTAATTATGACTCTGATGAGTTGATAGTCCATTATTATAACAAAAACGTAGCATATGCTACGAATTGTCTTTCTAAGCCACACCAAATTATGTTAGAATCTCACCTCAATGGTAAAACTAGTTGATGTTTTAAACAAACGTTTATCAACCCGAAATCTGTCTGATACAGATTTTGATGCCGCCGTTCTTAGTTTGGCTGTAGAGTTATCACAAACAAGCTATTATCCTCAGTATACTGATGATGAATTAAATAAAGACTGGAATAATCTTTGTAAATGGACTAGCACCGGTAATGACATTAATTCTACATCACGTATGGGGATGAAACTAAGTGAATATTTTTGTCCTAACTTTTATGATATTGAAAGTAGAACAGGTAATAGTTTTAAAAGTCTTTGGACTCCGCCTAACTTGGAAAAGATATTGCGCTGGAATCGTAAATCACATAGCACACCGTACCTTAGTGAATTGAAACGTGGGATTTACTTTTGTTGTGGTTTGACAAAGAACACAATGTATCGTCCACAGATGATGAAGCTAGCTTGTCTTAAGTACAAGCCTGAAATTGTTCTTGACCCGTGTGCTGGTTGGGGAGGACGTATGTTAGGTGCAGTAAGTTACGGTGTACAATATATTGCGTTTGAACCCAACACAACGACATATAACAATCTAATGAGTATGGTTAGTTTCTTAGGCATACAAAATAAAGTTACATTAATTTGTGATGATGCTCGTAATATGAAACAATACAATTTACCTAACGTAGATTTAGTATTGACAAGCCCTCCTTACTTTGATTTAGAAGTTTATACACATGAACAAACTCAATCAATATCTAACACACCAACTTACCAAGATTGGGCCGATTCATTCTTACGTGAGATAATTAAATTGAGTAGTGAACATTTAACTGTTAATGGAACTAGTTGTTGGAATGTAGGTAAGGTAAAAAATCGTGATATGAATATTGATGTTTTAAAATATCACAATGAATTTGGATATGACAAGGTTGACATTTTAAATGTGATAAGTAGCAAAAGACAAAGCAATCAAACTACTGCAATGAATTCCAAAAGTTCTGACACAACAGTGGTTTATAAAAAGTCTAGTTGACAATAAATAGAGAATATGTTATACTACGGGTATGAAAAAGCAAATTTTCTCTTTCACTGTTGAACAGCCCAAACACAGGGCTCATCGTATGTTGTTTCAAAACAACACACCGTTCAAACCTAAGGTTGTCCAATCCAAAGTATTGTACAATCGTAAATCCAAACATTCTAAACAGGAAAGTTGACATGAACAACCAAGAATTACTGGAACTTGCAGCGAAGGCTTGTGGTTGGCAAGTGATCACACGATGGGAATTTGACGGCTTGAATGTCTATGTTAGCGGCAGTGGTACTAGAGTAAAGTGGAACCCACTCACTGACGACGGTGCCGCATTGCGGTTAGCGGTTCAGTTGCGTCTACCTATCTCAACCGATATCTGTTTCGCGGAGGTTTCACAGGACAAGCAATGTGAAGTAACCCGCCGCGCCATCGTCCACGCTGCTGCGGAAATTGGGAGTAACATGACATGAAGATCGCCGCATACTTTGCATACATCTGGTGCGCCCTGAGTGTTGTTAGCCTTATTTGCTACGCTTTCACCGGACAGACCGTGTGGGCTCCATTGGATCCAAAAGGTGACGGATTGGCGAGATTCATCTTGCTGTTCATTTTGCACATTGGGGGGATTATTTCTCCTGCTGTTCTGGATATTAGGGAGGAAGAAGCATGACAGTACCACTGCCTGAGCCTTGGTATCACGAAAGCGGAGCCACCAGCTATGGTGGTGATCTTTTGCAGTACACACGAAAGGACATGAAAGCCCACGCCGCTGCTGTCAGTGCTGCGGACTGCGCTGCACTGTCCCAGAATCTTGGTGAATTGCTTGCAATCCTGCACGGTGATGGTGGGCACTACGAAACCGAGCATGGAACCGATAAAGCCGTAGCCGATGCGCTAATCAAGCACTACGCACGGATTGTGAAGGCCGACAAGGAAAATGAGGAGCTGCGCGAGGCGTTGCGTGATATATATGTCTGCATAGGGCAAGGCGGTAGTGCGTATGAAATAACACAAAGAACAACCCCAATCATTCGTGCAGCATTGGTGAAATAGCGTTAATTGCTTGACATTAAATGATTTTGGGTATATAATACATACTTAGATTGATTAACGGAGCAAATATGTCTGAATTCACTTCTTGGGAACAAATGTCTGACTTGGAGCAGGCTCAGACTATTTTCTGGGATATGTACAAGGATGCCCATGGTGTTCGCCCTCGTTGTATTGACACCAGCACTTGGACCCTTGAGGACTTTCAAGCAGAGTTTGCAAGGTTGCAAGTTGTGATTGAGCGTGAAGAAGCCCAGCGTAAGGTTGCCGAATCAGAGGCGGTTGTTAAGTTTGAGAAACATGTTACCGATATTATCGGAATAGGTGCATGTGACCGTGAAACTGCATTGCGTTGGATCATGGACGCTAGCGACTTCCCCGGCGACTGGGAACATCTGTGCTATGTTCTGGGCTTGCCCTATCAATATTTTCGTAAGGTTGCGTAATCCCAAAACTTGACATTAAATGGGTTTGGGTATATAATAGATACTTAGATTGATTAAAGGACTATTGAATGATTATCAAGCGTTACAAACAGACTCAAAAATTTCGTGTTATTGTCGGTCCTGCATGTTTTTATGCTACTGTCAAACAGATTCGTAACGGGGTTGGTGATTTTTCCAAGTGCAATGCTGCTACTCAAAAGGCATTGGATGCGCTTGAGGGTATCCGTTCTGGTATCGGTGCAGCCGATCAATGTGCTAGCGGCCTTGCTGGTACTTGGGAAGGGCTGCAAGTCCAACTTACTGCTGCCTAAAAAGGTTGACAGTAAATGATTTTGGGTATATAATACATACTTAGACAGTTAATTAAAGGACTACAAAATGGCTAAAAAAATCTCTATCACAGTTTTTTCTGACTCAGGTCATGCGTGGGCCCGCTTCCCCAAAGCTAAGTTGGTTAAACTTGGTATTGCCAACAAGATTAGTCATTACAGCTATCAAAAAGGTGCTAATGCTTTCTTGGAAGAGGACTGCGATTTGCGAACCCTGGTTAACACCCTGCGCGACCGCGGGTATGAGATAAAATTCAACGAAAGTCACACCAATAAGCAAAGCAAAATCCGTAACTATTCTAGTTATCAGGCTTGACATTAAATGGGTTTGGCTATATAATAGAGTCTTAATCAGTTAATTAAAGGAGTTTATATGAATGACATTTCTGCAATCAACGGTGCTATTCTTGCTGGTAACTTTACTGATGCACAATTGAATAGCATCGGTGATGCAATTCGTTTTGCTCGGGCTCAACTTGGACAACAAACTAAGTACACCCTGAAAGTCGGTACTAAAGTGAAATTCACGAGTAACCGAACTGGGATTACACTCACCGGCGATGTGCAAAAAATCAATCGCAAGTTTGTTATCGTCAGAACTGGCCCTGTGAATACTTGGAGAGTGCCCGTTAATATGCTTTCTACTGCTTAAGGAGTAAATTATGAAAACAATGGTTTTAACTGCAATTGGTCTTGGTGTATTTCTAAGTTTGCTACTGAGTTGGCCCGTGATGTGGCTTTGGAATAACGCACTAGTTGGAGCCGTTACTGGTGTCAATGAAGTGTCTTGGCTCCAAGCATGGGGCATTATGGTGCTGGTTGGTATCTTGGTTAAAACTAATGTGAGTACATCAAAATGAGCAAAATGGCTGAATTGGATTTCACTATCCGTGATATGCTGGCTGCGGACTATGCACCAGCAGCAATCTCTGTACGACTGGGCATCCCCGTGTACTTTGTTTATGATGTTCTGGAGTATGAACAGGATCTGGCAGATTCAAGTCTTGACGATGCAGTTAATTCTGACGGTTGACATTAAATGGGTTTGGGTATATAATAGAGTCTTAATCAGTTAATTAAAGGATTTCTAAATGGCATATTTTGATCAAGACCGCAAAGCAGAACGAGCTCCAGCTATCAAGGCTATCCTGAAAAAGTACAATGTCACAGGTTCACTTGCTGTACGCAATAATGCTGTCTTTGTGCTGAATATCAAGATGGGTGCTATTGATTTTATTGGTAACCTCAATGAGACAGTTGGTGCTGACCCCTATCAAGTTGATCGTGGTTTCATTCCTGCAAAAAAATATCTTAGTGTGAATCCTTATCACTATGAAAATCATTTCAGCGGCATTGCACTTGCATTTATGCAGGAAGTTTTTGCTGCAATGAATACTGGTAATCATGACCGTAGCGACATTCAAACTGATTACTTTGATGTGGGATGGTACATTGATGTGAACGTGGGTCTTTGGAATAAAGATTATATTCTTACTGCTTAAATTTACAGGAACTAAATGAACGAACGAATTCAACAACTTTCTAAACAGGCTACATCTATTCAAGGCCCTACTCCTTACAATCCACTTACCTTTGAAGTGTTTGATAAAGAAAAGTTCGCCCAGTTGATTGTTCTGGAATGTGCAGCTTATCTCAACGGCGCAATGGAAGTTTATACTCAGTCGGAGCAGGATCTGTATGATCGTGGGGCAACAAAGATTAAACAACATTTCGGAGTTGAATAATGCAACCTTGCCCGTTCTGCGGTCACGCAGTTGACATTGAAAATGGCGACACCCTATACCCTAACGCCATCGGCTGGAAGGATATGGAGTATGGGAGGGCATATCTCTCATTCAGAGAAGTGCCTCCGGAACAATGGTGTTACAGTTTTCATTGCCCCACAACTAGCGGTGGATGCGGGTGTGAAATGTCCGCTGACACTAAAGAGGAAGCAATTAAAAAATGGAACACACGAGTATGAACGAACGAATTCTAAAACTTGCTGATAAGGCTATTGAAGATATGCCAGGTGCTTGGAATATTCCCGACGAGTTTTGTAAAAAGTTCGCCCAGTTGATTATTCTAGAATGTGCTGAAAAATGTGAGTTTATTGCTATTCAGGCTGAAATCACCAACACTGGTGAAATGGCTCGCAAGACCAAAGCAACTGCCGATAGTTGTGCTAAAATGATTAAACAATATTTCGGAGTTGAAGAATGAACAGTAACTTTACTATTGTTCACACTATTGCAATAGTATCTATTATAATCAATATGGTAGTATTTAATGTGTGGTTATTCAGGGGATGCTATGTTTGAGGATGAACCAAACCAGCAAACGGGAGTAGCCTGGGTGTTGGAGATTGCAAAATATTTTAGAGTAGAATAATGAACCAAGATAAAATCAATTTTTTTGAATTCTTGACTTCTTTGAACGAAGCTCAATTGAAAAAATATTTTGCAATGCTTGGTCCGGAAGAATCAGAATATGTTCTCCAGGTTGTGCGTAATGTAGGAACACACTTGAATTTGGCAATAGCTGACTTCCATGATCCTGTTGATGAACTTGTTGTTGCAAAAGATGTCCTAAGTAAGTTTACATTGAAAGGTAATATATGAATACATATTGGGTTTTCGTAAAGTATAAAGATGAACCAGGTGCAGGTTATGGTCGTGTCCATATTCAAGCGGATAATCCGTTTATGGCAATTGGTATGGCTCGGGCCATGTATGGTCGTTTGCTGATGTCCGAATCAGCAAATCATGTGTGATTTTACTCTAAAACGGGAAAAATGATAGTTGACAATAAACTATTTTGGTGTTAAAATTTAATTTTAAACTCTCTAAAGGATACAATATGTCTAAAGCAAAATATCAACGTAAACTGGAAACTGCTATCGTAGAAAACGGGTTGTTATTGATTCAATCTAAACTCGCAAGTGGTGAAACATCAACAGTTACTCGCCCATTCATCGGTAAATTCCTCGAACCCGCATCTAAACGTGATGGTGTTGGGCATGATGTATCCCCAATCATCAAGGACGCAATTGCTGGTCATCAAGGAATGAAATTCATTCAAAGCAAAACTGGTCACAAAGAAGTCACTGTAGATATTACAGGACTGTAAGAATAACGGGTAACATTGCGATTGACAACAATGCCAATCTGTGTTATCATTATAACAGTGCTGAGTAATATCAGTGCATTTTTCAACTTAGCTTAACTTAAAGGAAACAAAATGGCTAAACAAACTTTCAAAGTCGCTGGTATTACTACTAACAATGGTAATACTAAGGTTCGTTTTACTGATGATATGATTCGCCGTATCAAGCTGTTTACAAAAGGTGGACATACTCGTGTTGACTTTGTGGACTTGCCCAGTGAAATGACTAAGATTGAGGCTCTGAATTATCTGGCTACTCATGCAGACTTTCAATCACCCGGTGATCAAGCAACTATCGCTGATTCTCTTGCTGATAAAACAAAGGAAGCAAGCAAAGGTACAGTAAAAGTCAAAGTCGCAAAGACTAAGGCAAAGCCTACCCTTGCTAACATCAAGGCCCGCGCTAAGAAGGTTACCAAAGAAGTTTCAGTAGAGCAAATTCTTGCTGAAGCAGGTGTTACCGCTTAATAATAAATAGAGGGGCTATGTGCCCCACCCTCAACAAAGGAAAAATATGAAACTCTCTGATAAACTTACAAAATGTAGTGACAATCTAATGGTCAATCTGTACGATAATGGCTTCATGGTTGAAGTGTCCGGTCGTGATTCAAATGACCAGTGGAAAACTGCTAAAATCATGTGCCCTTCTCTAGTTGAGGTTTGTGCGATTATTGTAGAAGCCGCAGCCTTGCCGCGTGAATAAAGATTGATATGTCAGTACTACATGCATTTGCTCGTAAGTTCAATCCTCGTAGAAACTTTGATCCAACTAGTGTCACTGATCTGAAAGAGTTGAAATTTTTTAAGGAGCATAATACTTGGAAAGTAGGTTGCCCCTTTCATCTAGAGGATCCGTTTCTGGAAATTCCCGCAATGTGTATGTCAAAGTACACTGACTATATGCTCAAAAAGGTTAAAACATAAAAAGCCCCGGAAGGGGCATTTTTAATGGGTTCTATTGTTATTAACCGATGAACCAAGCAGAACCATCACTATATACCGGTACTGCATTGGCTGCTCCGCCTACATACAGTGATCCAAATGTTGCTAGTGTCGCATCTGTAACAAATGCTCTTGAACCTGCACCTGCAGTTGCAGCAGCCGGTATGTTTCCAGTAACAAATGCCCCTGATTTAACTACCCCTGCTGTTATCACATTTCCGCCAGTAATATTACCTGTAACATTAGCGTAACCACTCATAGTTACACCTTCACTACTATTTGTAGTTACGATATTAATAATACCTGTTTTACCTGTAGTGTCAAAACTCAATGCACTAGCATTGTTGTCAAGTAAGTCCCAATCTTGTGCTACAGCATACGAAGTGATATCACCATATAGTATAGGACTTGCAATGGTTCCTACTAATGTCGCTAATGGCCCGGGTATTATTGATGGATTAATAGTTGTGTTAGTACTGGGATAGAATGAAACACCTCCCCAAGCAAATACCCCTGATAGTCCTACTGTAGTATTAGGATCTAACCATACTGCTTGACCTGTACCAGCTGGAACATTGAATGCACTTTGTCCGACGCTCACTGTGCCGGCTACATTAGCAACCGCATTCAGTTTAATACCAAAACCGTTTGCTTGTGAGTTCTTGATAACAGAGTTAGTTACAACTAATATACCATTACCATATGTTTCAACTACTACATCACCGTTCGCATCAAGTTGTGAGTTATTGAATGTTAGTGTAGCACCTGGGCCTGCGGCACCAACTTGGGTAGCACCTGATGTTTCTACACTTTCAAAACTTGCTGTACCGTTAAGGATATTAAAGCAATACACATCACCACTACCGTTGTGACTTACTTTTAGTGGTCCACCATGAGTATATGTGCCTGTGCCTGAATTGTCTTGATATAAGCCTGCACCGGTACCGTTAGCAGTAATCCATACATCTTGTAGACTTAATCGTAATGGACTTGTACCTGTTACATAAATCGCTTTACCGTTTGTACCACCCACAATCTCTAAACCAGTGATACTAAAATG